AGGTCAAGTGCGAATGCTCGAGACGGTACCCACATGTCGGCCATTTGTTGAGCGAATGCGGTTACTTCTGGTTCAGTGCATTCTTTGTACAATGTTGTAGACCCTGATCGGTATAACGACCCGGTTATTACCTGACCATCGATCACCACGAACCGATATTCTGCTTGAATAGGTTTAGGAGAGGAAATCAAGACTGGAGAATTATAATCAAGTTCAGTGTACGTCTCGTTGAGATTTACTACTTTGGTTTGCCATTCTGAGAAATCGTACCAATCAGTTACCTGTCCTGTGAACAGTTTATCATCTGTGCATGGCCTGATAAAGAACGGTTTCTGTTGAGGAGGCACCTCACCAAACAGGTGAATGGTGGCTGGATCATTCAAGTCTTGAATGATCCAGCACATGATTAGGTTTCCGTCTTTTCCAGTTGACTGGTCAGAAAGTCTACCAGCTTTTGTACATCTTTGCGAGAAGCGTTGAAGCGGGCACGATCTTCATACCCATTTTCCACATAGAGCGCGAACTCAAACTCACCAGTGTCAAAAACGTGTACTTCAAACGCGTCGTCTTTGTCTGCGATCTGAAAGCTACGATCGTCTTGAAATACACTGTTGGTCATGTTTTTCTCCTTTGTTTCTATATTACTAATGTAACACATTTACAAGGGGTGTCAAGTGATTTTTAATGAAAAATGAGCCCGTTTGATAACAGGGTGGAACTCATACCCCGGATAATTATATCTTAAGCTGCCACTCGCGTGTCAGAGAAAGCTGTATTATCATTGTCTGCTGTTTTTGCAGTTATTATGGCGCTTTGCCAAGCAGTAAACTCCATTTGGCTTTCACAAGTCAATCGATCCTAAGGTCGCCCCCATCAAAAGCACATCAGGTATTCCCGAGCGGCTGTAATCACTTCACAGCGGGCACCTACTTTTCAGAAGTTAGCTACACTTCCTAGATGTGCTTATGGTGGAGGCGAGGAGACTTGCACTCCTGTCTTGCCTGTTATACGCTTCCACTTCAACGTCTACAGTATATATTTAGCAGTTCTTTCAGAGAAAGTCAAGCTATTTTATGCCAACCAACGAACTAACTGGTGAGATTCCTGTGGTATTCTGAATATATTGATCAGCTATCTCTTTGCGGGTTGCTCCACTCGCAAGAACCGCTGCCTTATTAATCGTAACTTCGACCGTCTCAATGTCAACGCTCATCAACAGAGGTACTAATGCCATTCCCGGTGGTTGACCACCCTGTGACGGGATCGGGGTTAACACCAATGGTTTCTTTAAAGTGAACGAGTGGTCGTCTTCTTGACTCACTCTAGCCAACACTTCTTCTCCTGTTACCATGCGAAATGTCATGACCATATTATTTTTATTCTGAACTAACATACGTTTTCCTTTCCAGTTAGTCTAAACTGCGTTCTTCAGCAAGCCACCAAGTCAATTCATCGTACCCACCGATATACTCATCGTCAATGAAGATCTGCGGTACCGTTTTTACTTCTCGGCCTACTCTGCGTGTCATGTCTTCTCGAGTATATGGGGGTTGATCTATACGATACTCGGTGATATCGACACCTTCATTTTGTAATAATCTTTTAGCCTTTACACAGAATTTACAATCTGCCTTAGTCCATAATTCTGCGTTCATTCTCTTATCCTTTTTAGATTCACAACCACTGTTAATTTAAGCTTCACAAGCAGCACACTCTACTTGGATCTTTTTACGAATAAGACTCTGTGCTTTGCTCATGCCATAATTGTAATACAAGGTTTTCACCCCACGACGCCAAGCATGCATATAGAGCCTGTTGATTTCTCTTACACTCATATCAGCTTCGATCATAAGATTCAAACTCTGCCCTTGATCAATGTACTCTTGGCGATCAGCAGCTTGATCTACAATGTCATACGGATCAATCTCGGCGAAAGTACGAAACACGGCTTTCTCATCATCAGTTAAGAAGGACACATGTTGAACACTACCATCGGCATTACGAATGTTATCCCAAGTAGCAGAGTCGTCTCGGCCTTTAGCTTTGAGTATCTCCCGAAGATATGGATTCTTGATTGTTACTTTCGACTTGGCTAAATCCTTAACATAGCAGTTGCTAAACTCTGGTTCAATGCTTTGAGAGACTTGGCCTAAAATAAATGAACTAGATTTTGTCGGAGCTACTGCCATCAAAGTTGTGTTTCTTCTACCATATCCTTTAAGAAGCTCAGGTTCACCAAACATCGTTGCCAATTCTCGACTCGCTTGGTTCGCTCGATCTCGCATGGTTTTCGCAATATCAATATTCAGAGCATATGCTTCAGGATCATCGAATGAAATCATGTTACTCTGTAAATAACTGTGCCATCCAAGAACTCCCATACCAAGTGCTCGGTGTCTTTCAGCAAAGCGACGAGCTCGTTTATGGAACTCTGATCCTTCGGTTTTATTGACGAATTCAGTATTAACAGTGTCTAAGAAATAGATCATAGTCTCAATAGCGTCAGTCTTTACTAATTCGTCCCATTGAAGAAGATTAATACTGCTGAGAACACAAGTAAATGTTTCATCGATACTACTGGGTAAGAATATTTCGGAGCAATTGTGAACTAATATATCATTAGCATAAAAATTCTCATTGTCGCGAACAGTAATATCATACACTGGCGTTTTTTTAACTTTAATTTTTGTTATTTTCATTAATTTTTCCTCTATAGTACCTTTCAAATTTAATGTTGAATCAACATTAAATTTTTGTAAATTCCATTATAATTCATGCAATTACCCTCCGAAGGAGGGTAATTTCAGTGCACTATGGCGTCAACATTACTAATTCGTCTGATTCTTCTAATTCGTCGGCTCGAACATATCCTCGGTTTTTGGTATACAATAAATGATTTCCTGTGCATTGAATTTTATTACCATTACATTCGATAATGTATAATTCATCTACTTGGTCAGTTTCTGCACTATTAAGAATTTCCTTCCATTCATCTTTTCCTGTTTCAATATTCATTGACCAAACGTATACAGTGTTTGAATAAAATCCCATTTGAAATTTTTGATCAAATGACGCCAATGTTTCTGTGATTTCTTCATTATTGTATTTGATTCTTATTTTAGTATCGCCTGTCAAACACATCTGGCTGGCTAATATTGGCATATTGTTGTCATGGTACACATCTGGTTTACTCTTGTTAGAGTTACCTTCAAACATGATGTATGGGAAACCAATCTCACTCCGAGTCTGGAGTACTTTGGCCCATAATTTTCTCTTGTCATCGTCGCCTGCGATCATTTGGTTTAAGAAATCGTCACTGACTGTTATACCAGTGGTTAGGCCTTGGATAGGATGACCCTCAGTCCCGATGTCTAAGAATTCTTCCGCGTCTGGGTGATCAATAGGTAGATACGCACTAAAGAATCCTCGACGAACGCTGCCTTGGCTTACTACATCTGCTAGAGAATCAAACAGTTTCATAAAATGAACCGACCCGCTACTCTCACCGTTATCTTTAATTGGGGTGCCACGGGGGCGCAATGCTCCGAAGTACCCGCTGGTTCCGCCCCCGCCTTTCATTAGCATACCGTTTTCGGCAACCGTATACAAGATACTTTCCATATTGTCGCCCAGATAACTGCCAAAGCAACTGACTGGCAACCCTCGGTCTTTTCTACCATAGTTGCTCCATACAGGAGAGCTTAAGCTATAAAACCCCCGACTCATATAATCATAAAACTTGTCTGCGTAACCATCTATACCAAGGTAGTTCTCAGCGGCGTCTGCTATTTGTCTAATTCGTGCTTCTGGTGTTTGACCAGGAAGCAAATAGCCTCTAGACAAAAACTCACGCGATTCTTTATTTAACCAGTCAAATGTCATTGTATTTCCTTGTTAGTTAATTTATAGGGTGTCTAAAACAAATCATCAGATGTAAACGATTGAGATTTCTTATGATAACTGGTTCCTCTTTTTACAAAAAAGTCCCAATTCTTAGTACCAATCACTTCGTCTAAGAACCATTCGGTACTCTCAATAGCTGCTTCGTCCGTTTCAAACATCGGCTTGAGCCCAATCGAAGTAAGACTCTGGTTCAATCTATGTTTGATAAACTCTTTGACAGTCTCTTTAGGCAAAAAAGCCAAGTCATGTCCATCATATATCCAGTCAACAATAGCACTCTCAGTCTTGAATGCTTCTCTGCATTGGCGGTTAATGTTTGCTATTGTGTCCTTATTCCACCAGTCTGGATTCTCTGATTTGATTATGTTAACCAATTCAAACCCAAATTCTGCGTGACACGCTTCTTCCTTCGAGGTAGCTTCAACAGCATTGCTAATGCCTTTAAGCACATTTCGGTGCTTATTGAAACTCATCATAATCAAAAACTGTGAAAAAAGCGATACATTTTCAACAAACATGGAGAATAGTATCACTCTGTAAAAATAATCTTCGTTATCTACTGGCATTTGAATGCTCTGTTCTAGATAATCGATTCGTTTGCGGATTGACGGTACATCGACTAGATTTTCAAATTCGTCATTCAACCCCATAATCTCTAAAAGATTGGCGTATGCATCTGCGTGTCTTACTTCACTCTCACCAAATGTAACTCCCACGGCCTGTACTTCTGGCTTAGGCATACGGTCCCCAATCTTACTCCAGAACGTTTTCACTTGTACTTCGATCTGACTGATCGCTAACATCGCCCGTTTAACTATTTCTGTTTCATGAGGTTCCATCCGAACCCGCATATCCTGAACATCACTATTATAATTGAATTCGGTATGAATCCAGTAACTGTGCCGCATTGCGTCTGTATACTCAGATAGCTGTGGGTATTCGTATGGTTTTAAGTTTACTCGTCGTCGGAAGATGTCAGGTTTATTTGAGAGTCTGTATTCGATATAATCTCGAGCTAAATTATGAAGACCCATATCCATAATCACATTTTCCACCTTTTTGTGAATGTAGTCTACGCTCACTACGGCTTCGGGTGTATTATTTTCGATAGCAGCAGAAACATTCTCAGTAATCTCACTGGATAATTTCCTACTTCGTATTTTTGAACTGCGCATGGCTTTTTCTATCGCAGTCTGTATTTTAGAGAGATCAAACGCTTCTAGCGATCCGTCTCGTTTTTCAACATAACTGATCATTCTGTTTCCTTTATTGGTATAGATGTCGAAGGCTAGAAACTGTATACTGATACTTAGGTGTTAACTCAGCAATTTCAATCCGTTCAGTGATGGTATTTACCACCCCGCCATGGTTCCAATTCAACACATATTTCTTATTATCATAATATAATACATTAATCCATGCGCTGTTGTCTAGATATATCGCAATGACTGGGTCTTTCTCAAATGTATCAGATAAAACTATCGAGTAAAACATACCCAATGATACACTCAAATCACAGTACAGATTATCGTGTACTAGTTGCCAAGGTGATGGCCAATCTTCTGCAGAATCTGGTGTTAGATAATATGATTTCAACGGCACTCTTCCCCAAGTAGAAGCTATTTCTTTTAACGCTACTATTGGGTCAGGTGAGAGAGATTCGCGCCATGATCGCCATTGTGGAATTCGTTGATCAGGGGGCACGTCGAACCACATTCGATTAAGCGAAATACTCTACATTGTACTTCATTTGAATGTCATCTCCGGTGTCAGTAGCGGTGTAGTCAATGCTCGCAACGCCGGAAGCCACCGATATCCCGAAAGTTACTCCAAGACTCATGCTTTCTGCTCGAGTGTCGTCAACAGCAGAACCAGAACTAGACGCTGCTACGTACAACACACCAGCGGCTGATTCGTCCCCACGACGTAATTGGTAATGAACTGCGGCTGCTGGGGTAGTGGAAGTATCAAACCCAATGCCGCTAGGTTCATCGACGGAATCATTATCAAGTGTTACTGCCATACCTGGCGTTTTTCGAGCTGACCCATGACTGATCCCAACTACGGTATCAGACACCAGTACTACGTTATCGCCGAATTCGACTGGTGGAACAGTTACTCTAGCATAAAGAGGACGGTCGAAAACATCAAATACGCTAACACAATCGTCGCCTTCAAAGATTACAATATTGATGACTGGGTTGTCGACTCCTAGTGTGCTATTACCAACGTCTTGATAATGATTAAAAGCACTAGTGACTCCGGAAATCTGATAACTGTGAAATCCTACTGAGTAGATTTTATCAAATTGACTGTTTATTACTCGGAATCCACGAGGGCCGTCGACGGATGCTCCAGTTCCAGAGGTACTCTCACCAAGTTTGACCCCTTTAAGTAATTGAAAAAAGTAACACCCATCAAGTGTAATACCACTCATATCATTGTCTGCTACAACACCAAACACATTATTAGTGAAATCACATTGAACAAACGTAAGATTCTTACTATGAGCAACTGCTGTACTATTAATTTTTACTCCTGCTACTCCAGTCCCAACAGTCACTGGGGTGGTAGCGGCGTATCCTCTGAACTTAACGCTTTCAAATCTACAGAAAGACGCACTGGATATTTCGGCCACGTTGCTAGTGGTATCATTATGAAAGCTTATGCTGTAGATCTCAACATATGAAGGTAATGAACCACCATTATTACCAATGTCTACTCCAATATTGTGACGACTATCACTCAACTCAAACACTACACCTGGATTGGTTTCTCGACGAATTATACTACTCTCTTTACCTTCGCCGATTACTCGAGCAAAAGGCGGAATCTTTATGGTGTCGCTGGTAACATATACGCCTGCTGGAAAAAGCAAGCTTCTGCGAATCTCTTCGTTATTCTCTCTACAAAACAACTGAAAGAAGGCACGATTAATAGCAGCGGTATCATCAGTAACACCGTCCCCTTTTGCTCCAAAATCCAAGACACTAACTGATTCCTCTGATTTTCTCTGTAATGTTCTGGAGATCGGAGTGTTAGCATCAGTTCCAGTTAGGTGGGTATACCCAGCTCTTTCACCTCGATAGGTGAAGCTGTCAGCAAAATTTAATAGGTCACTGTGCTCTGTTAAGATTTCAGTGTTACCTACCATAGGAGCGCCTTCACTAACAGGCCCGTTTCCAATGAAAAGCTGCCGAGTGTTAATCGAATATCCTAACTCTGCAGCACTTAGTTGTGGGACATTTTCATGTCTACCATAGCGATGTTGTATTTTTGAAATAGAGACGATAGCCAATTTATAATCCTCTTTTGTTCTATTTACCTAGCTGACAGCTAGAGTTTGGTAGTATTGCTCAGCTCTGTCCCACGCTTTATTACACCAATGGTCCCATTCATCTGGCCATATATCAAACTGTTGATATATCAAATCTCGAGTACACATAAAAACATGTCCTTCACGAATGTCGGTACCGTAAACCTCATTGTGTGCCATTCCATACATCGCTATTTGCAGAAAATAGTCCTCTACCCATTCTGGCTTTTTCAGTTTGTTGGATTGTTTAAAATCTATAATGCTGGGATTGTTTTTGTACAATCCCACTAAGTCTGTTGTACCAGCATAAATGTCGGGGAACCATAAATTGACTTCAGACCCCCAAATCTCATCAACCTCAGTCAATGCGTTATCGCGTATAATTTCGGCCATCCGATAGCTTTGTTGATGTACCACATTGCCTTTGGCTGCGGGCCATTGACCAGTCTCGATATAGGCTTCTAGATATTTGTGCATACTGGTTCCGACGTTTGCTGCTTCGGTAACAATTTTCTTTGCCATAGCAGATCCGACTCGTTTTCGCCATTCATTCAAGCCGGTCATATCTTTTGTTGCGCTTAGAATGGTGGTTACACTAGGTAATCTTTGATTTTCATCAATCTGATATTTGCGACCGTCTGGTCCTTGCACTCTGTTAATAGTTCTATATGGATATTTTTGCGTTATCATTCATTCAGTATACGTTAGAACCAAGTAAGATACCAAGAAAAAACTGTTCCGGCACTGTTTGCTCGTCGAGAAATACTGTATCCAAGGTCAGTGAAATGAGTAATCACTGCCGCCATTTCTGCTTCACGACTAGGGTCTTCAGTCAAATTCTGCCATACTTGATAATATCGTCTACCCGTACTGTTGTCGTTAGTCATGCCCGTACCAGTAACTGAAGTATTATTAACTGTTACTTGTGTTGTTGATCCGACACTAACACTGGTATTCATATCAGCCGCTGAAGCAGCAATATACACATCGATCAATGATATCTCTTCAATGACTGTTCTATTCCAGGTTGTACTAATTCTGCGACTGTTAGCTGCTGATATGTTGCTGGGCATCTTGGTATTCCTTTTTTAACTCCGGTATGACGTCGTATAGCTTATATTTATCTGGTCGGTGAATGTCTTCCAGTATCATCCTTCGGACAAATTTATCCGACATTTCAGCATTATACTGATATGAATCAAGGAAAGAGCGAGCAGTGGTTATCACATTCGCAAAATCTGCTAGATCTGCCTTAGTTTCAAATGATTCAATTACTAGATTAAATCGGTCAAGTGTTTTCTTCGCCGATTCTGGCGGTAACGCATGAATCTCCAAGTAGTCCTTACCATGCACTGGGGTAAAGATTACATCTTGAATGTTGTTTAAATATGCCCATTGTAAGAAAGCTGGTATCCCGACAGCGCTAACTGCTGTGACGACATAATTTATAGTCCACGCTATCTGTGGATGATTGGCAACAATACGCGAAAAGTTTCTCTCGCATTGTTGCCAATCGGCACCCATGCGTTGGTATTCAAACACAGAATCGGTCCCGTCGATGCTAAAGGTCATTCGAGGTTTGCCGAATTGTTCAATTTTACGATAAACATACGGATTATACCGAGTCAGATTTGTCACGATGTATAACCCTAGATCCGCTGCTATGCCGGACGAGATGCATTGGTCAATTACTTGTAATACTCGAGGTTGGTCTAAACTCTCACCCCCAGTTAATGCGATATAAGACGCAGTACTTAAAATCTCATGCAAGTCTTCGTAACTGCTTGAATCAGAGACCATATCTCGCAAGTTAATCCGCGTCTCTAACTTTTCTCTAGTAGTGCTGGCCTCAGAAAAACACGTTATACATGCTAAATTACAATACCTACTAGGGAAGTAATCAAGACCAAATAATCGATTAACGTGGAAATCATTCTGAATTATTTCTTGTAACTTATCATTTGTGTCAGAGAGGTACTCTGACACGGTTTGATTGGCCTTTAGTCTCTCACTAACATAACCTTGTTTCTCAGTCTGGTAACATTTGAAGCAACCGTCGACTTGATCTCCGCGATTCTCTGCGTGCAATCTACGAGTATCTCTCATAAGATCACTATTCAAGTCTTGGCCGATTCTACCTGAGGTAGAGAAGTGAGGATCACCTGTCCACATACAACATGGCTGAATTGAATGGCCAGCGGCACTCTCTTTGACAAACGCATTGAAGAATGGTAGTAAACATATCGTACTACCAATCTTCTGGTATACGTTGCTTAACTCAGAGTTCATCGGCGTCGTTGAGTCGCTCGAGATGCCATATTCTTAACAGTTTGTGCAGAGTTAACTCCGTCGGAGTCTACATCGTTCGAGTCCATTCTAGGAGAAGGCTCAGTATCATCCGAGTCATCAAACTCATCATCGAACTCAGTGTCATCAAAATCATCGTCAGTTGGATCAGACTCAAAATCATCGCCCATATCTAGATCAGTTGACGCCGCGCTCATTGGAGATGGATCAGCATCAGAAACGAACGTGATTGTTTCGTCATCCATATCTGAAATGAGGTTCTGCATTGATGGGTTTGATTCAATAGTGTGTCGAATTTCATCAGCTGACACACTTAACCCAATATTAATTAGCTGTTGAGATAACTGACTGATAGAGATTCTAGCAGAGACATTATCTCGGTCTGCTCTGCCTCTAAGCATCTGAGCTAACCCCATAAAGCTGCTTAGAGTGTCATTCTTCACATCAACTATTTCATTTATTCTCACGAGCGTTCCTTGCGTCCTAATGGTAGTTCGTCACCGGTTGCTGCGTCACTAGTGTCAAACCCATCTGAATCAGAGTCGCTGCCTACATCGTCTAAATCTACATTGACGTCTGCTGACATGCTATTAGGCGATTTACCTTGTGCTAACCCGCCCATACTTTCTCGTGCTTTTTTTGCTGAGTCTAATAATTCTGACAATACTACTTCGGCCTGACTCTTGAACGTGTCTGCTGCTTGATCTCCTTGAGCAATTCTAATCTGATCTGATAAAGGAATCAATTCTTCATTCATCATACCACTGATGTCTTCAACCATACTCTGTAATCGATCAACCATATCTTGGGTAGCCATTGTAACTTCAGCTTGGTCAAGGTCGCCTTCGGTAACGGTTCTGCGATGAGCGTTCTTTCTATACTCAGCAGCACTCTCATTGAGATACGCTTCTAAAACTCGCTTTGCTAAGAGCAATCCATTATATTTAGCTGACTTTTCCGTAGTCGTCTGCTCTTTACGAATACGTGATAACTGATTAATGGTATTTTCCAGCAAGTCTCCAGCCGACGACACTGTTAGAGCGCCTAGTTTGATGCCCCAGCCGACTCTTTTCTTCATAGTTTCGTTTAGTCTTTTTGCTGTCTTGTTGTCAAATTGCGATAAGTTCATAGGTGTTATTCCCCGTGTTATGATACGCTGTATTTACCTGATCGAGCGTAAAGCCGAGCAATACTAATTATACTTCAGATGGAGACTTGGCTAAACGGTTCATTTCAACCAAGACCAGCTCAAGGTCTCGTTCTGTCTTCAACCTTCGATGTGCGAACATTTCACTCTTACCGGGGGAATCAGCACGGAGTCGATTTTCATGATACCTATACTGAAACACCTCGTCTAATAATGCGATATAACTCTGGTGATGCTCTGACAAAGAAATTGCTGCTGACCTATCCCCGCTGCCAAGTAAGAGAGCGTACGACACCGCCCACGTTCGTCTAGAAAATCGTTCGATGACTCGACGGCTAAACATGACCGAGAAGTCTCCCTCGTCGGTTGGTATTATTCGGTATAAACCAACCGAAATGACATCGCCATTTCGGGTTATTGTTTGATGTACAACGTCAAGAAGTTTGTTTTGAACTAAACTTTCTAGTCTTGTCCCAATTAATTCCCTGTCTAATTGAATAGGCAACCCGATCATCCTTTTTAAATTTCACAAGTACGCTTTTTGCTAATAATAACTGTACGCTATTCATCTCATCATTGTCAAGATCTGATTCTAATACTATTCGCCTGCGCCAAATCTCATTAACTAGTCGCATGTCTTTAGTATTCACTATCACTCTACAATTGAGTACTATTGTTATATCAGTATATTCAGTCATTTTTTATTACCACGGTGTTAATTTTGTTGCCTGCTGTATAGAAAGAACCATTCTTCTCTTGATATGTCCCAGAAAGACCAGTTATCACCGGTACTCTGTTTAAATCATCAATAAGATGCTGATAGTTGGTACCAAACACCCCGTCTCGATCAGTCTCAAAATCTAATCGCCAAACTGAGTATTTTCTCTTTTTTGACTGAAACATTGGCATACTAGTCACTTGTTCTGGTAACTCAGATGCCTTATTGATCTGACTAACTGTGTAATCAGTAAACACAGATCTCATACTGACGGTTTGTAACAAGGTATTGAGATTCTTCTGTTGATTTACTTTCTGTTGCGCGTACTCTATGCCAGGACGCAGTGCACCTGTTGGGGTTATGTCAACTAAAGTATATATGCTGTATTTTTCACTCATTGATTTCTCTTTCATTTTGAATAGTCAAATTTGACGGGGAGCTCTGTTGTATCGGTGTGAAGAGGATCGCACTGATCAAACCATCGACCTAATTTCACACACTCATTAGCATCAGACATTATCATACCATCTATGCTAGTGTACCCTAGATGATTCGCGCATTGGTATCTATTGTTACCGATCTTTAGCGCTAGAATCATCCCATCGATTATCGTTGGCATAGCAACTGGATTCATTTTTGGTCGCCAATTCTCGTACGGACCTCGCCACCATTCTTCAGTAACCCAATATGCTAACACAGGATACCACATCCCGTTGTCTCGAATACTAGGCAGGTCTCTGGTTAGAAATCTATTATCGGCATGTAGATCCATTGGGGTCAGATTAACCAACGGAATCTGTTGTATTCGACTATCTTTCCATTGCGATGTTAAGTTCATACTCACGAAGGTAGCAGGATTTTGTCCTGCTACCCTATTCAATTGTATCCAGTTCAGAACTTAGCTGAGTGCTAATTTCAGACCAACATTGGTAACGTCTGTACCACTAACGTCGACGTCGTTGACTCCAACCGTTGCTCCAAGAGCACGCAGAGCGCTCTCAAGCGTAGTTGCTGTCCAACCGCCACCGCTTGCTTCAAGCATAACGCTGATCTGGCCACCGGTGGTGTTTTCAACTTGATAATAAATGATCGTTGACTTTTGTAGGATAGCAAAGAAAATTGCTTCGATTGCTTCTATCGCACCAGTTTCGTTTCTGATATCAACCGCCTCGCCGCTACCATTCTTTACAACGATACCAAATGCTACTGGTTGACTTCCGCCAAATGAAACCAGTGCTCCTGGAGCGGTGTTGATGTTAACACCACTCAGTACATTGCCGTTTGTTCTTGTTACTTCTGCCATTTTTCTATCTCCATAATGTTTGCCTTTTGGCTACAGTTATTTACCATTTTGGCTAGAAATGTATAGCCAATTAAATAGTCTATGAGAATCAATCAAATTGTCTTTGTATTCAAAATCTTCTAAAGAATACGGAGTCACTGTCTCAAGAGTTTTAGATTTTCCGGCGGTACAATCTGAAAGAATTTTACATCGTTGATATACATCAGGTGGTCCGAACATAATTAAATTGTTTATACCGACTGACTTGAACTGCACGCACTTGTTTGTATGAAATCCTCCAAACACAAAGTAATCGTTATTTTTGAAGTTATATGTCTGAAACAATTTAGTAGATTCATTACATTCTATAGAATTTAACCCTCGTAGTTTATCTAATACTTGGGAATCTATTTCGTTGTTATTATGGGTGTAATGATAAAGAGTCACCTTATTTGATATTCTGTCAAGTTTAGTGAGAAATTTTAATATATTTGCTTTAGCTGCAATTTCTATCGGATGATCTAATTTCTGCCATACATCAATGAATATAAAATTCATAGTAGAAGTCATTGCTTCAGTTTTCTACCTAATGCGTATAATCCAGCACCTGCTGCGGCCGCTGCTACCCAAAACGGTACCCCACTTTTCTTAACTGGCGCAGTTTGCTGATTTACAAAGCTCTTTGCTTTTGTTTTAGTGAACCCGCCAAATAGATCAGAATTATTCAGTGTTCTGTTAAGTACTTGATACACTTTTTCTACCGCTGCTGAACGCTCTCGTGGTAATGCTCGTTGCCAATCTCCAGCTAACAATCTCGCATTTTTGAGATTAGCATCACGCACCAACAACTGACGTTCCAGCCCCATTAAGAACCGGCGATCTCTGGTAGCATCAACTCGCCCATAAGCAATGTCACGTAACCAAGATAAGAATGTGAGTTTAGGAATCGCAGCATACGGACGATCTTGGTTAATTCGATCTCTGTAACTAGTAGGTTGAAGAAACACTTGTGCGAGATTGTTCATGTCAGTTCCACCGGTTCGCCAACCATCTAGCCCTTGACTTAATGTCTTCTTAGCATATCGTTGCGCCTTGGTCGGATCTTCGAATCGCATAATCTGCAAAGAGAGCGCTAACGCAAAAAGACCGTCCGCTAAATCACTCTGGCGCGACATCTCTAGGTCCGATTTACGACGGAACAGCTTAGCTTCGTTTATTTCTTCTCTAATGAATTCGTAACTCATACTGATTGCTGCCGCGTTGATAAGAAGGGCTGAAGGTCTGAAACTCGGAACTTGCCCTGATGGATAAATTTGTCTAATCTATTTGCGGTGTCATTGCCGACATTTGATAGCTTTCGAGTCTCAGGATCATATATTTTCCAATTATCTTTAACCACTACTGCTAGTAATTCTCGAGAAGGATCACCACGGTTAAAGGAAACCAACACATCTGGTACCGGAATACCGCCTACCGCTTTTCTAATAGTCAAATCATCAATACCTAGAGCTTCAAAGTCTTTTTCAAGCTGATCAGACGGTATCGGCGACGCACTGTCCGCTGCGTCTAACGCCTGCTCTATTTCTGCACGTTTTCTTTCTTCAGGCTCTGGCGCATTTAATTGATCAAAATGCGCATTAGCAATTTCAAATATCTGAGCCATTGCTAACTCTAGATCCTTGTCTTTTACTGCTGCGCCTCTTTGTACCCGCGTCTCTAATTTAGAGAGAATCGCTCTGATCTGCGGTATAGCTGACACTCTCTTGCTCTGGTTAGTAGAGAACGCTCGAAAATCTTCCACTTTTTCTAGTTCGCCACTCTTACCTGAGTATTCGTTGTCAGCTATATACTTCTTCCATTTTTTGAAGTTGAAAGAGGTTATGCTCTTTAGTTCTGGAGATAGCTGTCGTAGACTCTGCGGCACTTCTACGTTCTTAAACTCCACTAATAGTTCGTGTGCTCTCATTCTTTTGCTCGCCTTATTCCTCGCACAAACTTGCTGCTATCTCGACCACGAATACTATTGATTAGTCGTCGTTCTAAATCAGTGGCAATCTCTTCGTCATACGATTCCCGAATCAAACCTATTAGATTAATAGCACTACTGATTATATGACTGGCTCGACTCTCTATCATACTATGACGATCATTCATGTCGATATATTCGCCAAGTTCTTCCAGAATACTGCGGGTTTTGCGCTTCATACAGTATTTACCTAACAGAGCGTGAACTTCTGATCTTCATAGACGATTGCTAGGTCACGCAAGTGAGTCTCGTCGACCGTCATCTTTTGAGGTCTGCTAGCATACTCTTTAATTTATCACTATTGGGTTGGCCGGTATCTGGGCTCTCTGTTGATTTGCGTTTGATTCGGTCTAGTATCCCACTGGAAACTGAACTGCTTTGTGGTATGCCAGCATCATCTGGATAATCAGTTATTCGCAAACTAGCAACATCAAATTGCAGGTCGATCTTTTGACCGAACCCGGAGCTATTGCGTGTTTTCATCATCTGAAGTTGATACTGCCCGTTTTCACGCATACTACGACTGGTGAAAATACCAAATACATTGTCTGCTGTATTGATCTTACTAATACCACCGCTAATATGACTGTGATTAAATTCTATCTCTTCAACAGCTCCTCTATTAAGCTGAGATGCGCTAACCATTACTACATCAAGTTCTTCGGCTAAATTTCTCAATTCTTCACTTATATATTTGTCTTTAACAAACAAGTCAGATGGTGATACTTTAACACTAACTGGCATTAGCAAATCAAGATAGTCAACACATATGTACTCTATTTTCATTCCGGACTGGATTTGAAGCTCTTTGATATATGCTCTGATATCATTTACTGTACTCTGTGCTGGTAATTTTTTAATTTGAATAGGGGCACTTTTCTTAGCTTTCATTCTCACTTTGAGATCAACATCATCAAGTGATTTAAATATTTCTTTACTTGAAATACCAACTGTCATGCTATCCATTCTCATAGCACTTAAACCCTGACTGAGTTCTAGAGTAATGTAAACGCCAGGAAGACCAAGCTCGCTCCAGTTCATGCTGAGATTCTGTAAAAATAGACTTTTGCCGGCGCCGCTCGGACCCGCAAAAATTTCTAGCTCCCCTCTATTAAATCCTCCGAAAATAGCGTTGTCCAGTGTTTTCCACCCAGTACTCATCTGTCCATTTTCACTCTTTAGTGCTAACAATCTTTCTCTAGGGTTGTCGTAGTAATTTATTCCAAGGTCGCGAGTTAACCCGATCTGAACAGCGTCTTTGATCAATCGTTCGATGGGTTCATATTCACCACGTTCGATCATATCAGCGCTTTCCAGAATGGCACGCTTTAGTGACTCGTGTTTTATGAATCCTTCAAACTCGGTCAAGCACCATTCTTCAATATCTGAGGTAACCGTCTCTGCTGGATTCAATTGAATGTTGGTTTTAGCAAAAATTTGGGCTGGTGTTGGAATGGCATGGTATTCATCTGCGTAGTCAGCTAAGAACTGTGCTGCTGGTTTTATGCTTCGATCAAAAAGACCTGGGTCATAAATGTTTTGAACTCGCGCAAAGATACTAGGTGCTCCCATCATAATCTCCAGCATCAATCGCTGTACCTTTACATCATAATCAGTCTTCATCCACAACCTCCGCAATTAAATACACAAGCTTGGTGCGGTGTATCACTCTGTACTCTAGTATAAAAGTCTTTTATATCTGAATCAATTAGTATATCACTCATAGTATAGTTTTTTATATTGTATTTCCTGCCAATGCCAGTTTTATACCGCCATCGATGATCCACTAGATGACAACACGGCATATAGTATCCGTCAGCTGTTATTATATGCATCGGCCGATCTATACATTGAGGACGATACCCATCATGTATATTACCAGACGATCGACTGATAGCACCCTCAGGTTTTAACGGATCGTCTTCAATCCATCGGTTGCTATTTAACACCAGAAATTCATCAAAACCCATAGACCGAGATAAATCACTAGCTTGCTTGATCTGATCTTGATTATAAGAGAAAACGATATATTGCCAAACAGTGTGGCATTTTCCACTTAGAGCAGAAATCGCATTTTCAATGAATCGCCATTTACCATTCACTCGATACTGGTTAAAATTATCTGGGGTTCCGTCTATTCCAAAAATTATTTCATCATCGGTATCCAGTAAAACAGATAGGTCCTGCCATAGTGATCCGCCACGCTGACCGCTGGTATGAATTGCTACCCTTTTACCCTCGCTCTTCGCCCATTCAATCCAATCTAAAAATCCTGGATGAAAGACTGGCTCTCCCATAGTACCTTTAAATTGAAAGACCTGTATTCTTGCTAATACCGGTTCGATGAACCGCTGAAACTCTTGGAGACTTAAGTCATCCTCTAGTCGAATCTTTGGAAATTGCTCTCGGAACGTGGTTCTAGCGCATCGAGGACAAGCTAAGTTACATCGATTGGTCAATTCTACTTCAAACGTTGATAAATCAGTTGGTGTCATAAGCCTCTCATCGCCAATCGAATTTGTAGCTCGCTATCTTTTCGGCCTGCTAAGATACTGCGAACAGTATATAAGGCACCGTATTTAGCAACGGCATCTGCGGCATCTTTTATGTCCTCTTCCCATTCTGGAAAAGAGACGCTCCATCCCTGAGCTATAGCTTCGGTTATCAAACCTCTACCACTACGATCTCGGTCCGGCACTAGAATGACTGGAATATTATGTCGATTTATAATTCGTGCTCGTACCTCACTTAATTGGTTTGTCATAAGAGCGACGCCACGAATAGCTATAGCATCGATCACACCCTCAGTCACAAACATAAACTGATGATTCCACTTGACTGTGTCGGTATTGAAGACAAAGTCAGATCCCCAATGATTGAGATATTTCGGGCGTGTATTCGGGTTGATAGCGCGAGTGATGTAGCCAGCAGGTTTCTGATCCCAAAAACAAGGTATAATCAATTTATCACGGTGAGCTCCTGAATTACACCAGTGCCAAGGATAACTGCTGAGTGACAGACCGCGACTGATCACGTATTCCTTAACCCTTTGATATCCAGGGTCATCTGGCGCGCTCTTCTCCCAGTATCGGAAAGACTGAGAACCAGAAGGCAACGGAACGTCTTCGAATTGAATCTTATTAGAGAGAATGATTTCTTCTTGCGTTTCTTGATCAAGCTCACCAAGTGCCGACAGCCCAAGAGAAACTATTAACGCAGAATCAGCACCTAGCCATTCAAAAAACTCACGGGTCTTAGGGCTAAGAGTGCTGCCAGGTTCCCAACCAGTAGTAAAATTGCAATTGAAGCAATGATATCTGAACCCACCAGAGGGAGTAAACATAACACCGCCGCGCCCTCTACGGTCTGGATTCTCTCCCCTATGATGACAACAAACCGCATCGAAACATTGCCAATTGCTTACGGTTCTTCGTCGAGATGGAAGTAATGTTTGAAGAGAACTGATAATACTGTTGGCGCTCATATTCTCATAGTAGCAGAACTATATTCTAAACTCAATATCTATGCTGAATCTGTGACACAAGGCCAGTACTGGTTTCAAATTTGACTTTAAGTCCCTGAAAAGCACCAGTTACGTTTACTGGATAGACGCCGTCGAACGAAACAACTTCTTGAGTGTATACTTCAAAGTAATCGTTATTGTTTGGTTCAGCTGCTGAGTCAATATGACCTAATACGGTGATAACGCCAGTGTAATCAGTTAGGTATAATGCTAATGAGTGCAATTGACTAACATCACTGGTTACTGCTAATAACCCACTAATAGATGTACCGGTGGAATAGTCTACATTCATCCGATTGTATCTACTCTGATTGGGATACGCTGAACCAGTAATAACCAAAGTTCCAGCACTATTATAGTTGTCGTCTACGAATACTGCCGTTTCACCGCCGTTCGCATCTCGTCTAATAACGCTGTAATGGTAACTATCTCTGGTCAGTGGTACTAGATCAGACTTCCTAACTAATCCTCGAATAATGCCTCGTATCCCATCTTCTACTCGCATAGGAAGACTCAACATCTCACTGCCATCACTGGGATCGATAATTCGATATTGGTAAGAGTAACCGCCAGCGTTAACTGGTTTTTGATCACGGTTCAATAAGCGTATTACAAAAGAATTGTCAAGGTGTCTTTCAAAACGCAAGGGATTAGAGTATGCCATTCGATTCGTCCTCTCCTGAGTGCCTTCGTTGTCTACTAGAGCATCGATTCTCTGTTCATATAAATATCCACGTACACTAACCATTGGAGCTCCTACTCGTATTTATGTCAAATGATCACAAACTATTCTTAGAACAATATCCGTTTCTCACTATAATTAAATATGGAAAAGACGCGGAATATGTGTGTGTTGTTCAAAACCAAGACCTAGATGTGACTACCGTGTATGACTTTGGTAGCCTACGTACTGTCGAACAACGACTGGAATTCTTACGGCTAGCAGACGCTTGGTACTGGGAAAGCAATCGGCAGATACCAATCAATATTTTTCTCCGAGGAGAATGGAATCAATTTCGATTCTGTGCCAAAACATTTATTACCAAAGAAGTAGAAATACTAGCAGGGAATACTCTTAAGTTAGAAGACTTAAGTAATAAACGCACCAAACGCCGAACTATTACTCTTCTAAAGTAACTAGTAGATTCATATGTACCGCAACCAGATGAGCATATGCTACCCCATGTGCCTTTTTAAATTGATAAGAATCGTCATCCGACTTAGTCCATACTTCTTTCTCTACCTTGTTCCAAGTCTTTCCAATTAAGTGTCGTTTCGCCGGTCGAATAACTGACAGCATCATTGCCATACGAGGTATAGAATCTACTGGTTCTGGCATAGAGTGTATAGTATCGTAATGCCTGTTAATGTGAATCACGTTCTCAACAAATTCTCTGCTATTTAATAGAGCCCAGTCCGGAGGTGTGTTCATTAATTGATGCAGATGACTCATATCTCGAACGCCTTCATATACTGAGATATTTAAGAAATCCAGTTTTACATATCCCATATCTTCAGCGGTTCGATGGTCAAAGGCCGCACGACCATTTAATAGGTCTTCTGGTACTGGAGTTACGTACACCCCAGTATTATGAGTCTTCACTATCCCGTTTCGTATAATTGTTGCCGGGGTATGGGATATTAACCGAAGAATATGCTGCCTGTCTCTGCTGTCAATATCAATATCCATTATTTGACACCAGATGTAGATTCATGTGGTGGGCGGGCAGAGCTCGTTTCTATTGGCGAGTCATTAACAGGATCTGAGATATACCTAGACTCTAAGAATGTGCCCTCGGTATATGATACCATCTTGTCTTTTCTATAGACTGATTCTAACCAAACCAGATCACCTGTGTCTTCTAACCAGACAGGATACCAGGCTAGCCATTTATACCACTGGAATCGCCTGCGGTTAGCTTTTTCTATTTTAGCATATTCGTCACTAGTCTGTAGTATCATCAAAAACCTCCATTACTCAATATCGTTCTCATATCAACATAATCTGAACGATGCCTATTTATTCTGTCTTCCCAGTGTTGTGGATCTACTAATTTAGCGATTAACTTAAATTGATCGGTATTGATATTCTCTAGCCATTCGATACCACTAGGGGCAGCATATAAAAACCAGGGACTGGTCGCTCCTTTCAAGATGTCAGAGCATATCACGTTTGATGCGCACTCTCGAAAATATTCACTAGGAGCAGTGTCTATCTCAGATGCCCAATCTTGGGCTCGTATTACACTTCTTTCAATCGCGATTGCTAGTGATTCCTCTCTGAGATGTTCGGTCAACCATTCGTCATAAAAGCGATCAGTACACCACTTGTCGATTCGTTTTCTGTGCTTAATCAACCAGCGACTGTACGCTCCGCTATCTATCGTACCAACTGCTACACAATAATCACCAAATCGTACAAAGGCATTATAAAATTGACTCGCACAGAAGTCGCTATAGGTTTTGGGGTTTCGCTCAGTTTCCATATAAAAATCAGCATATGCGGTGTATGCGATTCTAACTCCGACAGCATCTCGTTGTCCGTGTCTTCGTTTGGGTTCACATATGTGAACAAAGAGGGTGCTCTCTCGAGCAAATTGTTTACCGCAGAACGTACAGACATGAGACTGAATAATTGGACCAGACTGAATCGCTTGTTCTATAGCATGTGCCAGGTTATTTGAAGGCTTTCTGGATGTCTCGGTCATTCATCCCCCATGATTCAAGTTCTTCACGTAACTCATCGTCAGTCATTAACTCTGCCCATGTTACCACGTCATCTATCTTCATCTCAGTATAAAGTTCAGCTAATACTTCTGCCCTATTATCTTTACCAGATTTCTTCATGATAGGCAATGGTTTTACGTACTGATGCGCTGCTTCTCCGCCTTGGAACGGTACAGTGGTATACAATAGATATTGTAATTGAGGATGACGCTTAAGTGCTGAAAAATTTCTGTTTACATGTTGATTTACTGCTAGCACATAATATCGCGTCAAATCAGCAACTCTGGTGTTGGCTACACTTAGATAGCGATTGTATAACCAGCCGCCAAACTTGGTTTGTTGATCAGAGTTAAGTGTATTCCACCATTTTCGGTTTTTCTGATTCACCGCACTGAATAGCCGATTCAATTCAATTTTGCTGTCACTCATTACCAAATCTTACTCACATCTACTATTTCACTCGTTCGACTTATCTCTCTAACAAAAAACGCACACGATGCTTTAGGGCCAGTGCTTAACGGTACAGCGAGTAATTGTCCAGGTTTCAGTTTTGGAAAAAACCATTTAACATCTTGATATACATCTACTATTTCGATCGGTTCAAATCGTGGCATAGATTCAGCTAACGGATTACAAGTAAAAGCGTTAAAGTCTCGATCATTAATACCAGTCAGAGGAATCAGTTCTAAGTCACCAAATTCACTCTCTCCAATAAGTATCTGCCAATTATACGGCATACGAATAATGCGATTTCCAATTTTCATCACCAACGCTGGGTCATTGAATGACTCTAGGAAAATCATCGGAATAAAGTAGTAGTCAGGGTCTTGAGGATTGCTATTGTCTAAGACGCAGAACCTCATATCATCGACATTTTCAGGATATTCTGTCATCTCATAAGTGGTATTATCCGCTGTGAGAATTCTCATCACTGCGCTCCTTATCATGATCATACAGTAATAGCATTGCGTAATGTAGTGTCTTAAACAAATCGTCTCGATTGTGTCCTTTTTTCTTACCGTATCGTCGCACGTATTTGAGAATATTGCCTCGACAGAAACCTAATCCGTCGCTGTCGTCAAAGATTACTTCCATTGATTGGATATCATTCTCACCGCTATAGTGCGCACTATACGTTGAATCTATATACTGTCTTAATTCTGTTAAAATTCTATCTTCGTCGAATTTATACTTGGTCATTCTTTTCCTTTGCGGTGTAGTTCATAGTATACCACCATACTGTATATTAATCAATAATTTTCTCTGCCATTAAGAGGATAGGTAATGAGAATAATGTTTGGATATTCATTTTCAATATGTACGATTGACTTTGTCTATTGCTCGAATCCAAAGAGCATACAGTTCCTCAATCCACTCCTTATTATAATCAAGAAGACCTAATTCTTCATACAATAACCGTATTCTAAGAGTTGTTTCCTTTGGTCTGAAATAATTGCGAGTGTCCCAGATTAGCGTCCGAGTTGTACTACGTGGCAGATTGCGGCGGTCCCAATCATCAAACGCTCGAAAAATAGTTGATTCAGGTCCTGCAGGAAAGCCCCGCCATTTCAACATCTCAGTTGAATTAATGAAAATAATCTGAGTGGAGGGTATCATTTTATTACACTGGACTTGGAAAGAGAAGGCGGACAAGAGGACTACTTTCCGCGTCGACGTCAACCAGTTATAGACCTTGGTTTCTAGTATTTGACCTTGAAAACCTTATGCTCGTATTCTGCTTCTCGATAGTAACGTTTTCTATCATTTAGATGACGTCTACTG